CGCCGGCGGCCGGGGGTGAGCTCCTCGCCGACGTAGGACTTCGAGGTCTCCTCGACGGCGCGGTGAACCTCGCGGATGTAGAGGAACTCGCGCAGCTGCTCGGGCCCGGCGACGAGCGGGCGCAGGCCGTAGTCGTCGCCGCGGACGTGGAGGGCGAACGCGAAGTCGAAGGCGGGCATGGGCTGCTCGACACCGTCGGCGTCGATGTAGACGTCGGCGTAGCGGTAGGCGCACACCTGCCAGGCGGTTTCGGGGAAGATGCCGGACCGGCTGGTCTTGATGTCGCCGATGCCGACGACGGGGCGGTCGAGGTCGACGAGCTCGGGCATGCGCAGCTGCTCGGCGAGGCGGGCGATGATCGTGGGGTCGTCGAAGGTGACGCCGAGGTCGACGGTGCCGGCGTAGCCGTACTTGTGGCTCATGACGACGGCCTCGACGAGCAGCGGGGTGGGCTGCCAGTCCTCGACGAACGCGATGTAGGACTCGACGTGCCCGGCGATGTCGTCGGGCAGCTCGATCTCCTCGCCTTCGAGGTAGCGCTGCGCGGCGTTGTGGACCTCGGTGCCGCGGTTCGCGGCGGTGTCGCGGTCCTCGTAGCGGGCCTTCTTCAGGGTGGCGAGCCGGGCGGCGGGCTTGAGCGCGGCGAGTTCGTCCCAGCGGTCGACGGCGGCGTCGGCGGTGGCGTTGGCGGCCCAGTTGATGAGGGCGTCCTTGGGGAGCGCCTTGAGGATGGTGGTGACGCCGGGGACCTTGAGCCCGTTGGCGTCGACGTAGCCGTGGCCGGAGCGGCCGTACTGGCGGCGGCGGATGGGGCCGACGTAGGCACTCACCAGGCAACTCCGATCTGTCCGAGCCAAGGGGCGCCGTCGGTGTCTTCGACGACGTGTTCACGCTCGGCGGGGAGCATCGGCCGGAACGCGACGCGGGTCTTGTCGCTGGCCGGGGCGTACTCCGCGGCGGTGGCGACGACGAACCCGCCGTGGAGGTCGGGGCCCATGACGCGGCCGACGGCGACGTTCCGGACGTCGCCGGGGTAGGTGAGGTTCATCGGGTGCGCCTCCTGCGCCAGCGGTCCCCGAACCGCGGTGGCAGGGCCGGTGCGCGCGGGACGAGGTGGACGAGCTTCTGCACGAGCGGGGTGCTCTCGATCCAGTCGGTGGGGTCCTGGGACATGAGGCGGCCGATGAGCCGGTCCCGTTCGAGGAGCGTGATCCGCAGGTAGAGCGAGTCGTCGACGATCGCGCGGTGGACGTGGGCGCGCATGGTCCATGCGTTGGCGCGCAGCCAGCGCAGGAGGTGCGCGCGGTGGTTGGGGGTCATGTCGGCGACGTGGACCATCGACAGCCGGCGGGTTTCGTCGTCGCGGGTGAGCCAGTAGTGGGATTGGACGAGGCGGTTGGCGGTCGTCGGGTCGTCGGGGACGTAGAGCCCGGGGTAGTCGGCGGTCACGACCACTGGTCCTCCTTCGGGGTGCAGAACCGGCATCCGAGGAGGAGGGCGCGGCGGTTGCGCCATCGGAGGTCGGCGAGGGTGACGATCTCGTCGCAGGTGCCGCAGGCGAGCGCGGTGAGGGTCGGGGTGACGGTCCGTTCGGGGCGTCGGAGCGTGGTGGTGGCGACGGCGGCGAGGACGGCGGCGCGGGTCATGACGCCCTCCACGACTCGCCGTGCCGCTCCCGCATCCGCGCGTCGACCGCGTCCCACGTGCTGATCGGTCGACCGTCGAGGGCTTCGACGGTGTTGATGACGTCGCGTGTGACGACGGTGGTGGCGTTGTCGAGGTGGCCACGGAACAGCTGCTCGTATCGGCGGGCCGCGTCGACGACGGCCTGCACGTCGGGGTGCCGGTCCTTCTCGGCGAGCTTCGCGTCGAGGGGGCGGCCGGTCCACTCGGTGGTGCGTCCGACGAACGACCGCAGCTCGGACGCGGAGTCGCGGTAGGCGGCGGCGAGTCCGTCGAGCCGGGCCGCTTTCGGCGGGTCGTCGGTGATCTCGACCATGTCGTCGACGTGGGCCGTGGCCTGCTTGTCGAGGAAGTCGGCCAGCCGCTGCACGTTCGCGACGACCATGTCGAGCTGCTCCCGCGCGCTCACCGTGTCCATCCGCGCCTCGGCGAGGTGGAGCGCGGCGTCGACGACGACGTTCGGGGCGGCGGTGACGACCACCTCGTCGGGGTCGTCGTCGTGGACCTCGTCGAGCGCGGCGGCGAGGCGGTCCCGCTCCAGAGCGACGCGGAGCAGCTCTCGCTCCAGCTGCTGGATCTTCTCGTCGTCGGTCATCCCCTCCGCCCAGATGCGGAAGACGTGGACCGGCCCGACGCGGATGTTCTGGACGGTCTGGCCGTCGAGCGCCTCGGCCATCTCGGCGGCGTGCTGGTCGACGGGGTCCCGGCCGGCGGCCTGTTCCCAGCCGTCCGCGACCGCACGGAGGAGGTCGGGGATGAAGCGCCCCATCAGGCGGTCTCCTTCGGGTTCTCGACGATCGCCATCACGCGGATCGCGCGCCGCAACAGCGACTCGCGCACGACCGGCTCGGGCTCGGGCTTGCGGTGGCGGCCGACGTACTCGACCTGCCGGATGCCGCGCGGAGGTGTGGGATTCGGGCGGGGATGGGTCACAATGGCCATGGGAGGGTGCGTCCTTCCGGTCTGTGGTGGTGCGGTCAGGACGGCTCGGCGTGTGCGGCGCCGAGCCGTTCCGCGTTCTGGGGGTTCTCGATCAGGTCGAGGAGCTGGGCCGTCAGGTCCGTTCCCGGGTCCTCGTCGACGAAGCGGTTCTCGTAGGGCTGCGGCACGTACCGGGTGGGCGGCGCGAACGTCAGTCGGAAGTCGCGCCGGCGTTGGACGCGGGCGGCCTGGGTGTTCTCCTGGTGCTCGACGGCCAGCTCGGGCGGGCGGCTCACCATGACTTGTTCCCCCGCGTCATGACGCCTGCTCGGCGGGCTGCTCGGCGGTCGACTGGAAGAACTTCTCGATGGGGACTCCGAGGTGCGTGGCGATGCGGCCAAGCTCCTCGGCACGGAATGCGACTTCGCCGCTCAGGCGACGGGCGAGGTGGGGGTAATGCCAGCCCATCTCCTTGGACAGCCGCACGCCGCTGATCTTGACCGCTGCCATCTCAGCGCGGACTCGCGCTGCGATCGGGTCGGGGGCGTTTTCAGGCATGGCGGCAAACTGCCATGCTCAGCGTGATTCGTCAACGACAGCCTCGCGTGTCGCCCGCCATCGGCATGTTGACATGCTCAGCGTGAAAGACTTAGCCTCACGCTATGTCCGCAGCTCAGGGGGAAGAACTCTCCCCCGCCGACGCCTTCACGCTGGCCGTCGCCGAAGAACTCCGCGTCCAGATGGTCCGCAAGCAGGTCACCGGACGCGAACTCGCCAGACGGCTGGCCGTCTCCTCGCAGTGGGTCTCACAGCGCACCCGCGGCGTCGTCCCCATGGACACCCGCGACCTCGCCGCCGCCGCCCACGCGCTCGAGATCCCCGTCGGCGACCTCCTCGCGGAGGCCGTCCGTAAGGTCGCCGAGGACGAGGAGGTCGGGGGAATGCGGATCAATCCAGGAGGACACGAAACTGCACGTCACCTGACCTTGGTCGGCGAAGCGGCATGAGCGCGCCACTTCCGGTTCCGCACGACCTGTCACCCGATGGGCCCTTTTCCCTTGATCGTGTCGACACGCACGATGAGGATCTCCCCAGCCCCACCTTCTTCCCCCCACGCCGGGGTGGAGTGGAAGGCGGAGGCATGCCCAGGTCAACGAAGACGGGGTCGTACTGCACCGAGACGATCGGCCATCTCGACGAGCATCTCGACTGGATGCGCAGGTGCGACCGAGCTGAGCGCACCATCCGCGCTCGACGGATGGTCCTCACCTGGCTCGCCGAGTACCTCGGCCACGACCCCGCCACCGCCACCGAGGCCGAGCTCGACCGTTGGCAGTCCACCCTGGACGGCCGGGAGAAGCTGCGCTGGCAGACGCTCGTCATCCGCCCCTACTACCGGTGGCTCCAGGCGCGAGGCGTCCGTCCGGACAACCCGGCCGCGCTGCTGCCGGTGCCGAAGCGCCGGCGGCGGCTGCCCCGGCCGATCCCCGAGGATCGGCTCTTCGCCGCCGTCGTCGAGGCGCCGCCGCGGATCCTGCCGTGGCTGCTGCTCGCCGGATGGTGCGGCTTGCGCGCACACGAGATCGCGACCCTGTGGACGAACAACTTCACCGCCGACGGCGACGGCGCGATCTGGGTCCGGTTCATCGGGAAGGGTGACGCCGAGCGCGATGTGCCAGTCCCGGATTGGGTGTGGGCGGCCATCGAACCGCGGTTGCCCGACGGGGTCGCACCCTGCTGGCGGCGGGTCTACAAGCCGGAGAGCGGGCCGGTGACGGCGAAGCAAGCTGTCCGACACGTGCTCGCGGTACTTCGCCTCGCGTGGGGTTCCGGACCGGCTGCACTCACTGCGGCATCGGGTGGCGACGTCGGCGCTGCGGGACAGCAAGGACCTGCGGCTGGTGCAGGAGCTGCTGGGGCACGCGAACCTGTCGACGCTCGCCGTCTACACCCAGGTGCAGTCCCGCGACATGGCCGCCGTCGTGGACCGCATCCCTCGACCGCCGCTGCGGCTCGTCAGCGGCGGCGGCGACACAGAACCCACGGCGCCCGGCCGGGCGCCCGTGTAGAAGAGGCGGGCCCGGACGCAGCGACCTCACCGCTGGCCGGGCCCTTGATCCCCCCTGGAGGGGACCCATGGAAGACCGTATCTGGAGAGACCTCGTCGAGACGATCGCCCAGAACGGGCCGCTCGTCGCGAAGCTCGTCGACGTCCACCGCCCGGACAACGAGGGCCGGTGCCGGGTGTGCACCGTTGCCGGCACCACGCGGCACGCGGCGTGGCCGTGCACGATCGCGCGGCTCGCGAAGGACGCCGTCGTCGAGCAGCACCGAGGCAGCGGGGGGCCGCCGAGATGATGTGCGCTGGTCGGGGGTGCCGTCGGGCGGCCGAGGTGGTCGTCGACGGCGGGGTGGTCGCGCTGTTCTGCTGCGGGTCGTGCGCGACCACTGCGCTGCGGGTGCCGGGGACGCGGCTCGTGATGCTGCGCCGTTTGGGTAGAGGTGCGAGGTTCCGCCCGATGGGGGCGTAACACTGTCACGTGCGGCGGCGAATGAGCTGTCGACCTGACCTCACCAGGAGATGACCATGCGCCGCCGTCCCGTCCCCCTTCCACTGGCCGTGCTGTGCGCGGCCGTCCTCGCCGGATGCTCGAACACCACGGCCGGGACTCCGGCCGACGCGGCCACACCGACCACAGCCGCGCCGACCACGACGACGGCACCGCCGACCAGTGCCCGCAAGCCACCGGCCGCGGTCGAGACGTTCACCGGGACCGGCGGCGACGTCGTCGAGCTGAAGACGCCCATCACCACCGGCATCCTCAAGTTCGAGTGCTCCGCCTGCTCCGGCATGACGCAGGTCAAGTCCGACGCCGGCATCGACGAGGACCTCGTCACGCACTACACCGGCAGCACCTACACCGGGAAGCGCTGGATGGGCCTGCGGGGCGGGACGACGTCGCGCCTGCAGGTGACGGCGAAGGGGCCGTGGACGCTGACGGTGCAGGGCGACTTCTCGATGGCGTCGCAGTACAACGCGACAGAGCCCGTGTCCGGGAAGGGCGACGACGTCTTCCTGTACCGGGTGTGCCCGTCGAAGGTGGCAGCCTCGCACGACGGGTCGAGCAACTTCGGGGTGTGGGTGATGACGGACCGGCTGTCCGGGCCGGACCTCGCGGTGAACGAGATCGGGAAGTACTCGGGGACGGTCATGTTCCCGGCGTCGGGGCAGGACGCGGCGCTCGTGCAGATCACGGCGAATGGCGCCTGGTCGATCACGCCGAAGTAGACCTTCCGGGGAACGCAGAACAGCGCCCCCGGCGCCGCTGGGGAGCGGGCGCGCGGGGGCGCTGATCTGTCTTGCTGGGGAGCGGTCAGGCCGCGGCGGCCCTGCCGCCGTTGGGGATCGCCCCGACGCCGAGAGCGCCGAGCCCGGCCACGATCATCTGGATGATCTCGGCCGACGAGATGCCGCCGTCCAGCGAGGACGCGAGCACCACGGCCACAGCCGACACGGTCGCGGCGATGAGCTTCGCGTACGACCAGCCGGGCACGTTCGCGGCGTTGAACACCATCACCGTGCCCGCGGCGAGGATCACCAGGTTGATCCAGCCGATGGTGTCGAGCGGGCCCGCGGTGAGCGCCGGGATGAGCCCGGCAAGGACGGTCGCGACGAGCTGGACGACCGCCTTCGCGACGGTCACTTCGCCCCGTCCACGACCTTGACCGGGCGCGGGTTGTCGCACAGCTGGTGGGAGCGGCGGTCGAGCTCGTCCCACGTCGCCCGGTTCACCCACTGCTCGACGGCGCCCTTCGCGATGTTCGCGTCCGCCGACTTCGCCTCGTCCGGGGTGAGCCCGACGAACATCGGCCCGGACAGGATCGCGGTGCCGATGTTGCCCTTCTTCGGGCCGTCCAGCTCGCACTTGATGTACATGACGTCGTCCTCCTCGGTGTGGCCGTTCCTGGGTCGTGCGGTGCTGCCGTCGGTGCTGGGGGTCTCGCCGCACGCGAGCGCGATCACGACGTCCCACGGGAACGCCGTGCCCGGGTCGGTGTGGGTTCCGTCGCCGGTCCCGAGCGTCCAGTCGACGTGCCCGCACACGCCGGCCTCGCCGTTCCCGACCTGTTCGGGGGTGAGCTTGCGGATCGGGATGTCGCGGGCGATGCACCGTTCCCGGATCCAGTCCGCGGCCAGCTCGAGCATCCGCGGGTGCTCGTTCAGCCACGTCGCGCGGGACCAGGCGGCGAACCCGCACAGCTCCGCGTTGTCGCTGATCGGGTTGGCGGAGCGGATCGTCCACGACGCCATCTCGTACGGGACGAACGCCTCGATGCCGACGTCGTCGATGCCGACGTGGGAGCTGGCCTGCGCGGCGGGGTTCGCGAAGTAGTTGCCCAGCGCCTGGTTCGTGCGGGCGCCCTCAGCGGTGTGCAGGACCACCAGGCGAACCGGTGCCTTCCCGCGGCCGGACCGGTTCGGCGACGAGATCACGAGTCCTCCTCGTCGCCGCCGTGGGAGTGCTCCCCGTCCTCCGGCGGCATCGCCTCCGGATCGACGTTCTCACCCACGGGTCCATCGACCTTTGCTGTCTCGGCCCGGGTCGGGCCGTCGTCGGGATAGGTCATCGTGAGGTCTCCTCTCGGTGGTGGCGTGGTCAGGAGTGCGTTGCGCCGGGATCGGCGGATCGAACGGGGCCGGTGTGCCCGGCGCCCAGTGCTGCGTCCACGGCTTCAGGTGGAGCTGCAGGCGCAGCGATGCGATCTCCGCGTGCGCGTCGGCGAGCTCGGCCCGCAGCGCGGCGATCTCATCCGCCGGCGAGCGGCCGGTCATGGCGCCGGGTTGCACGAGTACGTCGCCGCCGTGTCCGGGCTGGCCCCGTCCCGGGTGCACAGGTAGTTCGTCCCGGCGAACTGGAAGCTGAACGACGCCGGCGGGCGGCCATCCGCACCCGGGGCACCCGGCGCGCCATCAGCTCCCGGCTGGCCCGGCGCACCGTCCGCGCCATCCTTCCCCGGGGTGCCGTCCGCGCCGCGACACTGCGACGAGTCCGACAGACACGCCGGCGTGACGCCGTTCGTGCCCGGCGACCCCGCCGGGCCAGGTGCGCCCGGCGTGCCATCAGCACCCGCCGGGCCGGTCGCACCCGCCGGGCCCTCCACCGTGATCGGGGACGGCTGCACCACCGGGGTCTGCCCGGAATCCTCCACCTGCCGCTGCAACGCCTTCGCGTCCCCGTACAGCTGGTCGCCCTGCGTCGACAGCGACGAGATCGTCTGGTCCTTCTCCCGGCCCGCCGCCTGCCCCAGCAGGAACGCGCCCACCAGGCCCAGCACCCCGAGCACGGAGACAGCGACCGCGATGATGATCCAGCGGTGCCCGCGCCGGTCCTTCGCCCGCACGGCCGGGCGGGGTAGCGCCTCAGCCGTCATCGCCCAGCCCAGCATCCGCGCCTCCGGACAGCTCCTCGAGCTTCTTCCGCAGCTCCTCGATCTCCCGAGTCTGCGTGTCGTCGACGGTCGGCTTCGCGGCCTCCTCGACGGCTTCCTTCCGCTCCTTCGGGGATACCCGCTTCACCGCGACGATCCCCGCGGCGATCGCGCCGATGATCGCCACGACCGCGGAGCTGATCGCCCCGATGAGCTGAACCCAGTCGCTCACCCATCCCCCGTCCTCTCGTGCTGGCCCGTGGCGTCACCGCAGCGGCCCGGCGGTCGGGACCGACCCTGTCGGCGCGGCCTTCGTCGGGGCGGGGAGCTGCGCGACCGGGGGCCGGCACGCGGACAGGGTGAGCAGGACGGCGAGGATCGCGACCACCGCAGTCATCCCGCCGGCGTAGACGGCGCGGACCATCAGACGCGGGTGAGGCACAGCGACGACCCGATGCCCAGCACCGACGCCGTCGCGTTCGACACGAGCTGCGCCCACGACACCGCGCACGTGCCCGCCGTGCCGCCCACCACGAGCGATCCGACCACGTTCGCCGAGTGCAGCTGCGGGGTCACCACGCCGATGCCGAGGGTCACCGTCGTCGTCGACACCGCCGTCTCCAGCGACCCCGCGGTGGCCGACGACGTCGAGGTCTGCGCGAACGGGGTGATCTGGTACGTCGCGCCGGCGGGCACGGTCAGGCCAAGCTTCGCGTCCGCGGCGAGGGCGCCCGAGTAGATGACGTACAGCTCGATCAGGTACCGGGTCGACGCGAGCACGGGGAGCACGAGCTCGGTGTCGTCGGAGAGTGTTGTCGACGACGTGGCGCTCTTCGTCGTCGTCTTCATCGCGGTGAGCGGGTGGCGTGGGAGCCACACGCTGCCGGAGTAGACGTACTCGCGGCGGGTGTCCGTCTCGTAGATCGTCTGGCCTTGCACCGGCGACCCGGGGCGGGTGCCCGACGTGCACACGTAGGTGCCGAGGTTCGCGTCGATCGTGTCGTACGGGCCGCCGAGGTCCAGCGACGGCGAGATCGTGTCCCCCGCGGCGGGCTTCCGCAGCCCCCAGCGCGTCGTCGTCGTCGCCATCAGTCGGCCGCCTGCTCCGCCGGCGCGAGCGACCGCAGGTACCGCAGCTCGTCGGCCTGCTGCGCGATCAGCACCCGCGACTGCGCGAGCTCGGCCGTCAGGCGCGCGTTCTGCTCGGCGTGTAGCCGGGAGAGCTCGTCGACGACGGCCTGCGCGGACACGCCGGTCGGCTGGTCGGGCTGGGCGGTCATGCTGCCTCCGGGACGTAGGGCGGGAAGTAGTCGTAGGCCGCCTGGACCTCGTACGTGATGGGGTTCGCGACGACCGGCGTCACGGCAGCGAGGGCCTTCACGACGAGCGTGCAGCCGGTCGAGGTGATCGATCCGGGCTTCACCGTGGCGGTGGTCTTCCCCAGCCACGCGATCGCCGCGTAGACCATCACCGCGCCCGCGGCCGGGGTTGCGAGCGGCTTCTCGTCCCAGGCGACCGTGATCTCGCGGGTCGACCCGGCCAGCCACACCCCCGTCGTGACCGTGGTCCGGCCGACGGCGACGCGCTGCTGCCGGTTCAGGATGCGGTGCACGACGTCCCAGGTGGCGCCGCCCATCTTCGCCAGGTCGATCCCGGCGTCCGGCCCGATCCCGGTGCGCAGCACCGCGGGCAGGTCCTCCGCGATCGGGCCGAACCGGACCGGCGGCGTGACGATCACCGGGTCGGGGTTCGGGTTGTCCGGGGTCGCCGGCGGGGTCTGATTGGCGTCCGCCGTGTAGGACCACGCCTTCGACGGGACCGCCTTGAACAGCGCGATGGTGTCGAGGACAGACCCGATCTCGCGGATGTCCTGCTTCGTCTCCTGCGACGAGGACACCACGAACGATGTCGCCTTGATCGGCCCGAAGAACGTGCCCGCGCCGTTCACGACGCTGACCTGCGCGGACTCGAACTTCAACCCGGCATTGGCGCCCGTCGCGAAGAACCCCGGGTTGTCCGAGCCGTCGGTGGTGAACCACACCGTCGATGCGGACACGTCGGCGCCGGAGCTGTTCAGCTTGCCGAACGAGATGCGCCGCTGGAACGCGTCGGGCGAACTCAGCTTCTCGTTGATGTAGAACCGGTGCAGCGGAGAGATGTGGCTGATGATCCGGTCGAACACCGCGACCTCCGCGCGCAGGTTCCCCGAGGTGATCTCGGCGTCGGAGGAGAAGTTGATGCCGACACCGATCGAGTTCGCGTTGATCCGGCCCGACCGGGAGTTCCCGTCGAGCCGGCCACGCAGGATCAGGTCCCCGTTCAGCGACGTGAGCTGCGAGTACCCGGCATAGCCAGTCGCGTAGTGGCGCAGCGTGCCGTCCGGGTTCATCTGCCAGTAGGTGCCCGACAGCGCCGACTGGATCGTGCCCGCGATCAGGATCGTCTGGTTCGCGATGTCGAGGTCGACGAACTTCGTGACCCCGTCGGAGAGGTAGGCCTCGATCCCGTTCCAGTACGTCCGCATCCGCTGGCCCGACGGAGCGGTGAGGAACTCCCCGGCGAGCGCGACCGACGCCGTCAGGGTGCCGGACGTCAGCTTGTCGACCGTGAGGTTCGAGATCCACTGGTCGTCGATCAGCTGCGCCGTCACCGCAGCGGACGCCGACGGGTCGGACTCGTTCCCCGCCAGGTCGTAGGCGGTGACCCGCACCCACAGCGGCGACGTCGTGTCGACCTGGAAGGTGCCCATCACCGGGATCTGCCCGAGGATCTGGCCCTTCGTCGCGACGATCCGACCCGCGAGGGTGCCGCCGTCCCCGATCGACCGGGCGTCGATGGTGAACGTCGACGTCGTCCCGATGTGCACCTTCAGCCCGGCGAGGTCCTGCGCCAGATTGAACGTGCCCCCGGTGTCGGCGCCGAGGTAGTGCTTGACCAGGACGGCGATCTTCGAGCCGGCCACGACCGGGGCCGCGGGGACCGCGGGCGGGTCGACGTCGACCGGCATGTACTGGGTGTAGGTCGAGCTCCAGCTCGAGGCGTTCGGCGGGGTCGCCGAGTCGAGCACCCGGATCCGGAAGTCGATCGGCGTCCCCGGCGGGAGCTCCGAGATGAGCGCCGTCGTCGCGTCGATCGGCGCGAACGCCGTCTGCCAGTCCGAGAACGCCGCCGTGGCGACCGGCTGGCCCCATGTACCCAGCGACGAGTACGTGCCCGCCGCCGCAGCCTGCGCGTACGTCGCCGGATAGGCCGGGTCCGACGACGGCCGGTACCCGATCTCGAAGTGCGAGCCGTCGACGAAGTCGGAGCCGTCGGTGTTCGTGGCCGGCATCTGCCACTTCACCTGCACCTGCGCGCGCGTCACCCCGGTGTCGCCCTGGGCGTAGGTGGCCGCCTTGAACGGCGTCGTGAACGTCGGCACGTTCGGGATGGAGGTGTCTGGCTCCGGGATGCGGCCCGTCGGCGAACCGCCCGAGCTCACGAGGTCCCGCGAGTTCTTCCCGACCTCCACCTGCGTCGTGTCGCTCGACGCGACGAGGTAGCGGGACAGGTCCAGCCACACTCCGAGCCGCGACCGGTAGTAGACGCCCATGCCCGCCCGGACCGGCCAGGTCAGGGAGGTGACCTGCTCCGCGACCGGGTTGAGCCGACGGCCACGGAACATGACCTCGTTGTTCGCGTCGACCAGCCCGGAGTCCGGGTCGTAGAGCCACACCATGTCGCCGCACTCGACGACGCCGCCGAGCTCGTAGTCGACCGAGTCGAGCGTCACCGCGCGCTGCGGATTCTCGTACTGCTCCCCGATCGCCGACGCGCGAGCGTCCGCGTTGACGCCCTCCGTCGTCGACTCCGACGCGACCCGGGTCAGCTTCGCCGCGTTCCCGTGCAGGTCCTTGTACGGGTTCAGCCCGCCCGCGATGTCCCAGGTGCCCTGGACGACGGTGTCGTCCTCGACCTTGCCCAGGACGACGACGCGGGTGGTGAAGTCCTCCATGTCGCGGGCGACCTCGGCCGGGCCGGGGATGGCGCGCACGGTCATGTCCTCGCCGGCGTCCTCCGCGCGGCGCACGATCACCGCGCGCCCGGACGCGAACACGCTGGCCTGCGGGCCGGCGTCCAGGGTGCCGTTCGGGCGGACTCGCCACGTCGCGCCGACGGTGTCGCACACGTAGTCGATCGCCTCGCGGCGGCTGACCCACTGGTGCGTGCCCGTGTAGGCCGGAAGGGCGCCGTTCGTCAGGGTGCCGACGGTGATCGACGACGGGAGCAGGTCGGTGATGACCGAGGAGAACGTGTTCGCGCTGTACGTCTTCGCGGTCTCGAGGACGTCGCCGACCTTGTCCTCGGTGCCCAGCCACCAGGCAAGGCCGGGGCCGTCGAGGGTGAACAGTCCCGAGTCCTTCTCGAACTTCCGGCCGCGGACCACGCCCGTGTACCGGGCCGAGGTCAGCAGGTTGTCACCCAGCGAGGGGCCCTGCTCGGCGGCCTCGGTGACGACGATGTGCCCGAGCTCGTCGAGCTGGTCGACGAGCTCCTGAGGCACGCCGTCGAACGTGATCTCCCAGGCGCCGACGGCGCGGAGGGTCTCGGTGATGCGGCTCATCGACGCACCGCGACGACGCGCTCTTCGGTGGCGCCGATGTAGCGCTTCATCCAGTCGGCGGCCGCGTCACCGGACGCGCCTGCGCCGATGATCGCGCCGAGGACGAAGTCCATCTGGGTCGCGCTGCTCTTCGTGATCGAGCGCGCCCCGGTGTTCGCGGTGAACGCGCCCGCGCTGCCGATCATGTAGCGGTTGCCGGCGCCGTCGTTGCCGGTCGCCACGATGTAGCCGGTCGCCGACGTCGTCGCCTCCGACGCGGCCTGCGAGATCGCGATCGTCGCCGCCGACGGCTGCGTGTTGATGAGCCCCTCGACCATGCGCGACCCGCGACGCACGATCAGGTCCACCGTCGTCCGCCCCGGCGAGGACGACCACAGGCAGCGCACGGTCACCTTCTGCGGCCCGTTGTCCACGATCGTCGTCGACGTCGGCGCACCGAGCGTGCCCGGCCCGGCGACCGCGATGTTGAACGTCTTCTCCTCCCAGGCGCTGCCGTCCCAGGCGGCGACCTTCAGGCCGCCCGAGTCGGCGCGGAGCCGGACGAGGGCGTTGTTGACTTCCCACCCCGTAGACGGCAACGGCGCGCGCGTCCCGGTGCGCTCGTTGCCGTTCCCGTCGAGCAGCCGCGCCCGGCCGACACCCCACCCGGCGAGCGGGCACGCCCACCGCGGGTGCACGCCGTAGGTGAGGCCGCGGTACATCGTCAGCGAGCCGTCCGCCGACGCCAGCGACATCGTCGACGGGGAGCCGGACGAGCAGTAGTAGGCCAGGTGGCCCGGGGGTGGGACGTGCCAGCGCTCCCCCGTGATCGCGTAGCCGTTCGTGCGGGTCGTCGAGCCGGAGAGGCGGGACTCGATGTCGACCTGCGAGTCGACGCCCTTCCGGACCAGCGTCAGCTTCACCGCGCCCACCGCCGTGCGCGGGCCGCCGAACCCGGCGTAGCCCCAGTGCGTGACGTCTGCGCCCGCGACCAGGTAGTACCCGGACAGGAACGCCTTGTCGGAGAACGTCACCGGGACGAGCGCGCCGTCCAGGCCGAGCAGGTCGTAGAACCGGTCCTCGACCCGCGAGTTCGACATGACCGACGGGGACGCGATCGCCGACACCGTCAGCGCGCCGTCGAAGCCCTCGCCGACCTCGAAGTCCTCGTGCAGCGTGATCGACGGGCCTAGCTGGACGGTCCCGAGCAGCGTCGGCATCTACTTGCCCTCCCGCGTGAACTTCCGGATGCCCTCGGTCAGCCACGAGAACGCGGCCCGCTGCTCCGTGGAGCCGGTCGGGATGAACGACGAGAACGTCGCGTTGAACACGACCTGCACCTGCTGCGCGGCCGAGCCGCGGACGGTCCTCATCGCTGTGCTGACAGACGATGACCCGCCAGTCCGGCCGATGTCCTGGGCGCCTCGAATCGAGCCGTCCATGAGCGCCGCGATGCTTCCGACGTTCGACGCGGGCCGACCACCCGACGCCTCTCGGTTCGCCGCGAGGATGCGACGCGCGCCGATGGCCCTCACGAGTTCCGGGACGAGGACCGCTTCACCCGCGGAGAGGATCGCCGGGATCGTGTCGCGCCCCGGCGCGTACCCGGGCAGGACGTAGCCGCGTCGTGCGTGGATCGGTCGGGCGATCCCTCCGCCCGCGTAGCCCATCACGCCGCCACCGGCAGGGGTGGCCGGCTGGCCGGTCGCCGTCCGGGTCACGATGTTGATGACGGCGGGAATGGCACTGATGCTGGCGCGGATGGCCGCAGCAACGGAGGAAGCGCCGGCGTCCCGCGCGCTGATCGGCATCGTCGCAGTCCGCTCGGCGTTCCCCCGCGCGCTGTTCACGGTCGCGTTGAGCTGAGCGGGATTGCCCGCCAACGGCATCGTCGACGTCGTCTGCGCGTCCGCGCGGGAGCTGTTGATCGTGCTGTTCAGCTGGGCCGGGTTCCCGGCGAGCGGCATCGTCGAGGTGGTCTGGGCGTCGGCACGCGAGCTGTTGATCGTCGAGTTCAGCTGAGACGGATCACCGGCGAGCGGCATCGTCTGAGGGACAACAACCTCAGCGCGCGAGCTGTTCACCGTCGCGTTCAGCGACGTCGCGTCCGCACCGACCGGCATCGTCGCCGGGTTCGACTCGATACCCGCCTTCGTCGAGTTGACCGTGCTGTTCAGCTGCGACGGGTCGGCCCCGATGTGCATCTTCGGGTTCTTGCCCTCGACCTCTTGGATCGAGGAGTTCACCGTCGAATGCAGCCCTGCCGGCTCCGCGTCCAGGTGCATCCGGACCGTCGTGCCCGAGATGTCGTTGACCGAACTGTTCACCGTGGAATGGAGGAGTGCCGGGTTCCCGTCGACCGGCAGCTTCACCGTGTTGTTCGTCAGTTCCTTCACCGAGCTGTTCACGGTGCTCGTCAGGCTCGAGGTCTCCGCACCCACTGGCACGTTGACGTTCTTGCCCTCGATCTCGCCGACCGCGGCGTTCACGGTGCTGTTGAGCTTCGACGGATCACCGGTCAGCGGTACCGGGATCGGCACACCCAGGTCGCGCTGCGCCTTCTGGATCTGCTCGTACAGGTTGGTAGTGTCGCCCTTCGCCCGGACGAGAACGTCCTTCGTGCCCGGGATGCGGACGATCTCCAGCCCGAGATCCTGCAGCTGCTTGATCGTCGTCTCAGTCGGCGCCTTGATGGTGACCGACTTGCTGTCCGGGATCGACGTGATGCTCGACTTCAGCCCCATCGACTCGGTGATCGCCTGGACCATCCCCGGCTGGGTGAACGTCGTCGAGATGTCCTTCGGGAACGTCATGAACGTGTTCGCCAGAGCCTCGGCCGCAGGACGCGCTGCCCCCTGCTTCACCATCAGGTCGATCACGGACTGCTTCTGCTTCTCGAACGCAGCCGCGGCCTCGGCGGTCGCGACGACGACGCCCTTCGTCGACTTCTCCGTGGCGATCATCGCTGAGGCGTTGTCGCCCATCGCCTTGCCGGTCGCGATCACCGACGCCTGCAGCTGTGAGCCCGACTCGGTCGTGGTGTTGATCGTCCCGTCGAGCGCGATCAGCTTCGTCGTCACCGGGGTCACGGCGTCGGCGAGATCACGCATCGAGTCGTTGTAGCCGCGCAACGCCTCAGCGCCGAGGACCGCGGGCTCGACAGCGTTCGCGAACACCGCTGAGAACGCGCCAGCCTGGTCCGTCACCGACGCCAACGGGTTCGCCAGCATGGTGTACGCGTCAGCGAGCAGCTTCGCCGACTGGGCCGCGTCGTCCGCGGCCGCGCCCGCGCCCTGGAAGTACGTCACCGCAGCGGCGAACGACGACCCGACGTTCGATGCTGCCAGCGTGGCGTCCCGCTGCGCCGTCGCCAACTTCCCCTGCGCGTCCGCGAGCGTCCGGGCCGCGGCCGCTGCCTCGGGGGTGTTCGCCCCGAACTTGACGACGGCGTCGTTGAGCTCGCCCTGTGCCCGCGCGACGTCGAACTGCAGCTGGCCCATCGGGGACAGCGAAGCCCGGTAGTCGTCGACGGACTTCTTCATCTCCTCCATCGCGGTGACCGCGGCGTCGGAGTCGCCCTCCAGCCAGTTCACTACGCCGGTGAACCCAGAAGTCGCCTGGTCTCCAGCCTGCTGCATCGCCTGGCCGAGCGACAGCGCGCCGGACGCGACCTTCTGCGTGAGGCCTTCGAAGTCCGCGCCCGTGTTCTGAGCGACCAGCGACAGCCCAACCAGGACCGCGCCGACCACGGGGATCGCTGCCCCCATCTTCGACAGCGCTCCGGAGAACTTCGACGCCGACGACGCAGCGCTGGTCGAGGCCCCAGCGGCGCCAGCCGTGTAAGCCTGCAGGATCGATACCCCGCCGGCAGCACCACGCGCCGCCGCGCCGGTCGCGGCAGCAGCCCCCGCCGCGGCCGTACCCGCCGCCGCGGCGCCCCGGGCCGCGCCCGCCGAGCCGGCGTAGACCGCCGTCAGCCCCGACCAGGCGGAGCCGACCTTCGCCGCGCCGGTCGCGATCAGTGCCGTCGACACCGACAGCACCTTGAACGCCGCAGCGGCCGCGAGGACCGCTGTAGTCACCCCGCCGAGCGGGCCCGCCAGGAAGCCGACGACGTTCGCGACCGCGGTCAACGCGGCAACGAGCGGCGGGCCGAGGACGGCCATCAGCTGCGCACCGGCCGAGACGAGCCCCGGCATGATGTCGAGCACCGCGCCGAACGCCTGCACCAGCGACGACACCGCTGCCTGCGCCGTGCCGGACGCGACCAGCCCATCGATCATCGCGGACCAGCGCTGCCCGACTTCCTCGAGGATCGCCCCGAGGGGCTGCAGCCCCTGCAGACCTGCGGTCGTCAGCTTCAGGACGTTTGCCGTGAGGGTCGCAAATGCCGGTGCGAGCCCAGCAACGGCCGTGTTCACCCCGGAGAAGATGTTCTGCATCGCCGACAGTCCGGACGACGACGACACGACCGCGGCCACGCGGGACGCGATCTGCGAGAGCGCGGTGGCCGTGCCGGTCATGCCGGTCTGCAAGGTCGGGAACAGCTTCGACAAGTTCGCGACGGCCGGTGCGAGGCCGGTGACGAATGCGGCCTGAACCGCGGTCTGCAGCGACATGAACCGCGGCTGCAATGCGGCGGCGGCACCTGCGATGCCGTCCATGCCGACGACGATCGCGGCAAGCGGTGCAGCGACCAGGGCGAGTGCACCGGGCACCGCCAGGATCCCCGCGGAGACGGGCGGCCAGGCAGCGGCGACTGCCTCGGTCATCCCGACCATGTTCGACAGGGCCTCGGTGGCGGCCTCGACCGGAACCGAGTCGACATCGAGGTCGACCTCAGCGGTCTGGCCGTCGAGCGCAGACACCGCAGCCTCGACCGCGGTGAGCTGCGCGATCGCCGATCCCGCGTCCGCCTTGATCTGGATGTCCGCCGAGTCGTGTGACAGCCTTTCGAGCTCCCCGCGCATGCGGGTGATCTCGGCGACCGCCTTGGCGGACTCGATGTCGACGCCGATCTTCTGGTCCCGCAGCGCCAGCATCTCGTTGCGGATCCGCTCGATCTCTCGCTGTGCGTCCGAGGAATCGGCGTCGAGCTTGATGTCCGGCAGCGCCTTGAGTGCAGCGTCGAGCTTCCGGCGGGTGTCGGTGGCGAACTTCCCGATCTCCGCCTCGGCCTTGCGGGTGTTCAGGTCGACGTCGACGTCGAGGGTCTTCCCGTCGATCTCGTCGAGCTTCCGCTCGAACCGCTCGACTGCGGCGCCCATGCGCGCGAACGCCTTGCTGGCTTGATCCAACGCGGTAACGTCAAATCGGAGCTGAGTAGCCATTAGAAGTCGGCACCTCCAATGGCTTTCTCGCTATTGAGCTGGTGGATTCTTGAGGTATTCAGCGGCCCGAATTAAGCGGTCTGGCTCGTCGTCCATGAGGCCGAGACTGACGTTGCACTGGTTGCAGAGCAGGCCTCTGACCTGGCCCGTCTCGTGGTCGTGGTCGACGTGGAGGTCTTTGGCGTGGGTGCTGATCCATCGGCCGTTCGTGACCTTGGTTCGCCCACAGATCGCGCAGCCACCGCCTTGCTTTTCGAGGAGGGCGGCGAACATTTCCGGTGAATAGCCGTATTTCCGCTGCCGGTCCTCGTCACGGCGGCGGGCGTTTCGATCGCGCGCGTAGGCCGCACGGCAGGGCTTGCAGTAGCCGCCGCGACCGCTGGCGCTGAACTCCGATCGTGGTTTGTTCTCACCGCACCGCGGGCACCGTCGAACCTCGGTCGGGTCGATCGGTCGAGCCCACCGCTCGCGTTGCTGTCGGTTGATCGTCGCGGCAGACCGTCGCTTGCTCTCTCGATTGCGCTCGGTCTGGCACGGTCCGCAATAGGTGCCGACTCGCTGAGACCGTGGCCTGATGAACGATTCCAGCGGCAGGCTCGCTGTACAGCGCGGGCAGGTCTTACGCTCATCCACGGTCGGTCCTCTGCTGAGATCAGATGGATTCGGCAAGCCCCGGCGGCGGTGTTCGTGCACCGCACCGGGGCGTCTTCGTTCAGGAAGTGGCAGCGGGCTTCCGCGCCCGGCTCGGCCGCGGGGCGCGCGGCTTGGCCGGTGCCTTCTTCACGACGGCCGCCGGGGCCGGGTCGGCCGGTGGCGCGTCGAGCGCGGGAGGCGCGTCGACGACGGACGGGGCGTCATCATCGATGAGCGACACCGAGTACGGCGCGACCGTCTTGATGAAGAACTCCCACTCCAGCATGGGGTTCTCCCGGCGCCGGGCCAGGTAGGCGACGAGGAGCATGTCGGTGCCCGACTTGCTGTCGGCGATCAGTCGGCGCTGCCACGCCATCGCGGTGCCGCCGGTGAGGCGCTCGATGAGCAGGACCTCTTCGCCGTCGAGGCGGGTGATGTCGAGGTCGATCGCGAACGACTGCCCGCTCATGGTGAAGCGGATCATCGTGTCTGTGGTGGTCACTGTTCTCCCTGGTCAGCCTTCGATTTCGCGGGCGGTCTCTTCCATCGCCTGCACGACGCCCTCTCGGAACTTGGGCTCGTAGGCGGTCAAGGTCTTGTAGAAGACCTCCTGACCCTGCTGCTGCGTCCACACCAGCGGGTTGCCGTACACCGGGTGCCGCCACCGGCCCAGCCCGTCCAGGCCGAACGACAGCGACTTCCCGTACGCCGGGTCGACCTGCTTCGGCTCCACCCGGATCCGGATGCCCGACCCGAGGATCGAGATCCGCGTCGCCGCAGCGACCCGACCGCGCAGGCCCGACGACTTCCCGCCGCCACGGGTCGAGGTCACCTCGACACCCATCCACGCCGATTTCGTCGCGCGCAGCGCCGGCTGTCCCACCTTGCGGATCTCGCGGGTCAGCTTCCGCTGCAGGTCACCCCGCCCGGCCGCCTTCAACCGCTTCGCCAGCGCCTTGTACTGCTCAGCGCCCACGATCTTCATGTACGCGATCTCCGGCATCAGCCCACCGCCTCAGGGTTCCGCTGCAGCGCGACCCACACCGCGCCGCGGTCCTTCTCGTCGATGTGCTTCTCAGCGTCCTGCTTCGACACGCAGCCCCAGCACTTCCGGAACTCGGCCGTGTACGCGTGGTCGTGCCCGCCCCTCGACGGGTCCCACTCCTCGGGGCGCGTCCCGCAGTTCGGGCACTTCGCCTTGTCGTGCATCAGCCACCACTGCGCGGCCTGCCGGTCCTCATCAGTCCACACCAGAGGCCCACCCAGGTAGTGCGACCGCGGGATGCCCCGAGGCCCGCAGTACTCCATGTCCAGCTGGAACTGCGGGTCGTGCTCTAGCCTTTTCCCACGTCAACCCGGGGATGGCGGTTCGACGCCCGCACCGCCTCCGCGAACAGCGTGTCCAGCTCGCCCGGCGCGACCTTCCCCGTGTCCGCCAACGTCTGCCACTGCGCCGACGTGAACTCCGGCTCCACCGCAGCCGCCAGCAGTGCCGGGCGGAACCCCGCCGGGTTCCACTGGTAGTCCAACTTCCGCTGCTCCGCCGTCGGCGGGTACGTCGCGACCAGCTCATCCCACCGCGACGGCGTGATCGCCTTGATCGTGAACACTGTGGCGGGCTGCTCCTCGAGCGCCTTCTCCGCCTCGTCCACCCGGGCCTGGAACGGACCAGGATCGGCGCCGCGCCTCTGCGCATCGTGCAGGGCGCGGCGCGCGTCCTCGACCTCGGTCTCGGCCGCCCGGTAGGCGGTCGGGTCCTGCGCCAACGGGACCGTGGTGGTCGGCTGAGGCTTCCGAGCCTGCAGCTCGTCCCAGGCGCTGGTCATGCCGGGATCGCGACCCGGATGGCCGGTACGTCGGTGATCGAGTAGGTGATCTGGAACTGCGACGCGTCGGAGTCGGACGGCATCATCTGCACCGACAGGACCTGAACGGGGAACGTGTCCATCTTGTAGGCGGTGGTGTCGCCACCCCAGCAGATGACGATGACGCCGGTGGTGTCCTGCGACATCGTCGCGCCGGCGTCGACGCCGTCCTTCGCCGCGTAGAAGGTGAACGACGAGTCGTCGACCGAGGTCCGGCCGCCGATCTTCTTCGTGAACAGCGACGCGAAGTCCGGGGTCTCGATCTGGTCGCGCTGCACACCCCAGCCGTCGACGCCGGCGACCTGCCGGGTGAAGTCCAGCCCGGCGTTGATCTCGGCGCGAGTCGGCGACAGGTAGCTTGCCGCGGTCGTGAGGAAGTAGAACTTCGAGGTGCCCGGCTGGTAGTAGCGAGCGTAGTTCGCGATCTGGGACGGAGGCATCGTCAGGCGCCCTTCGGGTTGTCGTCGTTGGCCGGCGCCTCGTGGGCCGGGGTCTCGTGCGCGGCGTCCGGGCCGTCGCCGTGGTCGACGTAGTCGCGTTCGACGCCGTCGGGGTCGGGCAGGTCGGGAAGCTCCACCGGTTCGGGTTCCGGGTCGGACTGGTCCTCACGGACCGCCCATCCGCATCCGATCCACCCGCCGACCGCTGACCGGCCGACCTTCGAATCGGCGATGTCAGGGTCCGGGTGGGTGATCCAGACCTCGCTCACAGCGTTGCCCCTTCGACCCAGAACGTCACCGACGTCGGCAACGACCAGGCGAGACCGACGAGCCCGTCGGTCGGGTCCTGGTAGAGGCTCGCGGGGACGTCGAACGCCTTGCAGTTCGCGGGGAACGTGCCGTTGGGGACCGTGACCGTCTGGTCGGCGATCGCGAGTCCCTGGACCGTTCCCGGTGTGGTGATGGTGCAGGTGATCGGCGCACCGGAACCGTTCACCACATGCACCCGGGACCCGGGTGGAACCCGGTCCCCGCCACCCGACGCCGTCGATGCGGTCGGGGTCACCCCGGTCAGCCCGGGGGTCAGTGCCGCCACAGTCGCCACTGGTCACTCTCCTTCGAATCGAACCGCGTTCACCGCGACGGTGAACTGCACCAACGCCGTCGATCCGATCGACGACTGCTCGCCCTGGTAGCGCCACGACTCCAGCCAGGCCCGCGTACAGGACCCGCCGACCGTCTCGTCGGCCAGCAGTAGCGCCCGGAACGCGTCGAGGATCTGCAGCACCCGACGGCGCCGCGGCGCCATCTCCGTATCGCCGGCCCACACCTGCGCGAGGCAGCCGATCTGGTAGGTCGTGTCCCGTCGCCGGCCCCAGCCCTGCGTGTCGTCACCGAACGCGTCCGCGGCCTCGTCGATCGCCAGCCCGATACCGAGGAACTCCGGCTCGGACGGGTCGTCGGTCTGCTGCCCGTCGAGGACGAGCACGCCGTCGAGACCGGCCGCAGTCGCGGTCATGACGCCGTTGCGGTCGGGCCCGTCAGGGCAGACGAGGGCCAGGAGCCCGTCCATGACGTCGTCGAGCGGATGCCCCATCACGCGATCCCGGAGATGCGGGGCGGGAGGAGCTCGGCCGCCGCGCGGGGGATGGCGTAGCCCAGCGAGTAGACGAAGTTGTCGTCGTCCCCGCCGCGGGACTGCCCGCCGATGGGGTTGCGGGAGCTGCCCACCTGGGAGCGCTGCGACTCCCACATGTGCTTGAGGATCATCAGCGCGGCCCGGGTGTAGCGGGCCGGGATGATCGCGGGCCCGGCGATGTAGGTGAACACGGCGTCGCCGTACCAGGCCGTCGCGCCCGGGAGCGCGGTGAGGATGCCGGTGTCGGGGTCGACGTCCCACCCGGCCTGGTCGGAGGTGAGCGTGCCGTCCGTGGCCGCGATCGAGGTCAGCGACACGACGGGGGTGTACGACAGGGCGACCCGCCCACCGCGCAGCGGCTTCCGCTCGATCACGGTGCGGCGCACCACGACCTCGCCGGACAGCTCCTCGACGACCTCGGTGGCGGCCTCGATGAACCCGCGGAGCTCCTCGTCGTCCTTCGTCGAGGTGGCGGACATGTTGAGGTGCTGCTTGGCGTCGGCGAGAGACACGATGTAGGCGGGGGTCGCGGCCCGGACGTCGAACACGTCCGACCGGGCGGCCGCGGGGCTCGTCGACGTCCACCGCTCGGTGTGACGGCCGGGGATCGTCGCGACGAAGTCGACCGTGTAGCGGCCCGTCGACGGCGAGCTCACCGACGGCGTCACGCTCGTGCCGTCCGGCAGGCCGATCGTGCACACCACACCCGAGGCGTTGACGAGCACACCTGCCGCGTCGGTGATCTCCGTGGTCAGCGGCACCGTGTCGCCGAGGTCGTAGGCCACCTGATCACCCCTTCGTCATCGAGGCGACCGGCCGCTCGGCCGCCCGCATGTCCGTGCCGCGCGGCGTCGCGCCGCCCGCGTGCATGTTCGCCGTCTGCCGGGGCGCCGCGTGCATCTCGCCGTACGTGGCCGGGGGCACGAACACGACCTGACCGCCCACGACCAGGACCGCACGGCCGCCGGCCGCCGACACCTTCCGGGCCCCGGCCGACCCGGCCAGCGCGAGCGCGGCGCGCCCGAGCGTCGAGACCCGCTTCCGAGGCAGGACCGACGCGGCGACACCAGCCGCCGACGTCCCGCCCGACACGGCGACCTTGCGCACCGACGCGGCACCGGCCAGGCCGATCCCGCAGATGCCCGCGACCGCCCGGGCGAGCAGCCCCGACCGTGTCGCGGCCAGGCCTACCGCCGCGGTGCCGCGCGTGACCGCGACCTTCCGGGCCGGCGCCTGCGCGGCTATGCCGAGCGCCACCGAGCCGCGACCGATCGCCACCTTCACCGGCCGCGCACCGGCGGACAGGCCCATCGACGCGATGCCGGCCACCGCGCGAACCAGCAGGCCCGAGCGGGTCGCCGCCAGGCCCAGCGCGGACACACCCCGGGTCGCCGCGACCTTCACCGACTGGGAGACGGCCACCACCCCGAGGGTCGCGGCACCGGACGTGACAGCCAGCTTCCGCGCATCCGCCGTTCCGGCCAGACCGAACGCGGTGCCGCCCGCCGACGGTGCGACCTTCCGCGCCACCGCGGCTCCGGCTAGCCCCGCTGCGGCCGTGCCGCGCTGCGCGACGACCTTCGCGCTCCGCCCCGACCCAGCGAACCCGAGAACCGACCTGCCCGCCTGCGGTGCAGCCTTCCGGCCGCCCGCCGCGCCGGACAGGCCCATCGAGCACACGCCCGACACCCGGGCGACCTTCTTCGTCTGCGCCGTCGCTGCGAGCCCGGCGGCCGCCGATCCCCGCACGGCCTTCGAGACGAGGGCCGCCACGATCTCGACCGCGGCGATCGCCCACCAGTCGCTGATGTCGGTGTACGACATCGTGACCGAGCCGCCGGCCGCCGCCGTCGACTGCGCGCCGTTACCGGCTGCGGAGTCCGTGTTCGTGTTCTTCAGCCACCGGCCGGTCTGGCCCGACCCGGTGAACCCCGCGCCCGTACCGGCCACGTCGACGATCAGGTTCCCGGACGTGGTGCCGGTCAGGGTGATCGTCGGACCACCGCTCGGCCCGTACGCGCCCCACGCAGTCCCGAAGCTGCCCGCGCCGGTGACCGAGATGGAACCCGCCGAGATCGTGCCCGAGTTCGGGGCCAGCGTCACCGCGACCGACTTCGCCCCCGTCGGAGGGTTCAGCAGGCCGAACAGCTCCACATACCCGGCGGTCTGGTTGTTCGAGTGGACCTTGCCCAGCGACGTCATTGCGGAACCGTCGTAGGTCACCGACGCGATCCGCAGGTCGTCGTTGCCGTTCGAGCCGACCACGACCCCGACCACCACAGCCCGGTCCGTGCCCGAGCAGGTGTGCGACCACGACGCCGACGTCGCCTGCGTCGACCCCGACGTGCCCGCGCCCGCCGACGAGGGGCCCAGGGCATCGAACAGGACAGCCACAGGTCACCCCCGCCCGCGCGGCACGGAACGCTGCGTCACATCGCGGTCGCGTCGAGGACCAACGCCGACGCCGCCACCGTGATCTGGCCCTGCGACGCGAACGTCTCCGGCACGACCCGCTGCCAGAAGAACTCGCCGCCGCCCAGCGCCGTGATGTCCACCGCCGAGCCGCCCAGCGTCGTCGACACCTTGAAGCTGTCCGTCGTCGACGAGACGACGTAGTAGATCGCCGCCTCGGTCAGACCGGTCGGGAGCGTCTCCGCGAAGACGTTGAACAGCATCACCCGGTCGTTGTCGGACATGCCGTGCGCCCGGGAGAACAGCGCGTCGTTCGTCAGCGTGGCGTCGACCGTGCCGAACCCCTTGATCGCCGACGCGCCGCCCATCGGGATGTACCCGAGGTACTGGGTGCCCGTGTTGCCCGTCGAGGCGTTCCACAGCGTCAGGAAGCCGTACGTGCCGGCGGGGACGTCGAACGCGAACGTGCCGGTGTTCGCCTTCAGGCCGCCCGACGCGGCGCCCAGCGTGTTCGCCAGGCGGGCGTACGCCGGGGAGCCGCCGGTCGCCTCGCCAGCGTTCGCCGTCGTACCCGTGCCCGGGTCGGTCAGGGTGTGCACGCCGACGTACTTCACGCCGCTGGTCGCGGACTCGTCGAGCGCGTCGAGCGCGAGGTTCTTCGCGGTGTCGTTGAACGGCATTGCCCGTCCCTCAGGTCGTGGTCTTGCGCTTGGGCACCGCGCGCTCGCGCGGCGCAGACTCGGCGGCCGCCTCCGGCGGCGCCTGCACGGCAACCTCCTGCGGCGCACCGAACTTCGCGATCTCGTCCGCGACGACCGCGGCCCGATCAGCACGCCCATACCGGACGTAGCCGTCGTGCTCGCGCTGCAACGCCTCGACGTGCGCACGACGCGCCGCCGCGGCCCGCTCCTCGTCCGTCGGCTCCCGGTCAGGGAAGCTCAGATCAGCAGCCATGCGGTCCTCCCGAAGGGAGCGACGGGCACCCCGCGACCACCACGGAAGGCGAGGCGCCCGTCGCTGATCATGTTCAGCTGTCGGACTTGGGCTTCGGGGAAGGCTTCGACGCCGCCGGGGCCGGGGCGGCCTCGCCCGACTCCGCCGCGACCTCGTCGCGCTTCTCCTCCACCCACTCCGCGTGGTCCTTCCGGGCCTCCGCGACCGTCGGCCCGGAGTAGGCATCGGCCCGCTCCTCCGCCACCGACGCGGCCTTCCCGAGGTCCCCGCCCAGAGACGGCGCGCCGTGCACCGTCGACCCGGCCGCAGCCCGATCGGCGGCCGCGCGCCGGTTCTCCTCCAACTGCTTCGCCGCCTGGGCGGTGCCGTCCGGGTGGACGAAACCCTCCTCGCCCGGACGCGGCCAACCGCCGTCCGCCTGCTGCTTACCGGCCTCCTCCGCCGCGGAGTTCTCGCCGGCCATCGAGTCCTTCTCAGCCATGATCGGGTCCTCTCTCAGAACGTCGGGGCGATGAGGCCGGTCCCGGCGATCACCGAGATGGACTTCGGGTAGCGGGAGGCGTGCAGCGCGACGTAGTTGTAAAAACGAAGCAGCACCGACAGCTGGGCGGCCAACGGTTCACGGAAGGCCTCCGCGCGCGGCGTGCCCTCCATCAGCTTGATGTCGTCGGTGCGGGCGATGATGATCCGGTCCTCGTTGGTGCCCGCGCCGAGGTTCGTCGGGATCGACGGGTCCACGTACACCGGCAGGCCCTGCAGGAACCCGACCAGCCCCTCACTATTCACGCCCTCGAACGTGGCCAGCACGTTCTGCGGGGCGTTCGCCAGCGGCACCACCAGCGGGCGGCCCGCGGTGTCGACCTGCGCGGTGAACCACGCCCACCGACGCGGGTGCATGAAGATCTTCTGCGGGGGCAGGAACCGGCCCGTGTGGACCTGCTGGATGCCGTCGGAGACCTTCGGGTACAGCTCGGCCACCGTCGGCGACGCGTCGGTGTAGGTGACCGCGTTCAGCCCCGACACCGACAAGAGGCCGACCTTGTTCGTCGCGTTGTTCGCGATGACGAAGACGTCGACCTTCGTCGCGTAGTCCGCGGCCAGGTCCTCGAGGAGGATCTGGTCGATCGACGTGATCGGGGACTGCTCGAGCAACTGCAGGGACACGACCTGCTGACCGGCGATCGTCGCGACGTTCGCCGTCACGCTGTTCGTCGTCGCGTCGGTGTTCTGCACCGCCGAGTTCTGCGTCGACTGCTCCGCCACGGCGGTACCGGTCGCGAGCCGCGGCAGGCTGATCGAGTCCGTGCCGCCGGGCAGCGCCATGTGCCCGACCTGGTCTGCCACCACGCGACCAGCCCGCGCGAGGGTGATCGCCTCGTTCATCATCCACAGCGGCGGCACGAACTCGCCGCCCGCACCGTCGGTCGTCGACAGCGCACGGACCTCGCGGTCGTTGCGGAGCAGCCGCTCCGTCGCGTCGCGTGACCCGAGCAACTGCGAACGGGTCAGGTCCAGGAAGTAGGACTGCGGGCCGTTCTTCCGGTACGTGGCCGGCTCGTCGCCAACCCGAGCCGGGGACCGCCGCTCGCCGGTCGCCTGGCCGAGGTCGTCGCGGAGCTTGTCGGCCGCGGCCGACCGCTTCTCGGCGTCCTCGAGCTTCGCCATCTGCGACCGGACGGCCTCGATCTGGTCGTCGTGGGCACGGAGCGCGAGCTCGGCGTCCTCGAACGACTTCTTCTCGTCGTCGGTCAGACCGCGCTCTTCGGCGGTCGGGGCCACGAGCACTGCGTCCAGGGTGGACTTCAGGCCGGCCCGCTGCTCCAGCAGCGCTGCGAGCTGCTTACGCAGGAACTCCAGCATCGGAGTTCTCCTCTCGGGGTGTTCGGAAGGGGGTCGCCTGCGGTCCGTCCGGGTGGTGACTCGGGTGGTGGCGGCACGACAACGTGCCGCTCCGGCGCGAGCTCCGGCGCGTACGGGGGAAGCGGGCGGATCAGCCCAGCGCGGTTGCGCGGGCCAGGTACAGCGACAGCGCGTGCTCGCGCTGCTCTTCGACCGGCGCCGGCGGCGCCAGCCGAGACTGGAGGCGCTCCAGGAGAGCGCGGGCACCGGACTCGTCGAGCCGGTCCACGTCGAGGCCGCGGGCCTCGACGGAGGTGTGCGGGTTCGCCCCGAAGTTCACGACCGAGACGTCGCCCTTGTGGATGTCGACCTCGAGGATGTCGCGCTGGTCGAAGTCGGGCGACCACTGCTGCCGGGTCACCCGGAACGCGAACGACATCTCGTCGACCGCCTTGTCCTCCAGTGCGGTCACCATGTCGCGGACGTCGGTGCGGCCGGTGTTCACGTCGGCCTCCATCTGCAGGCCCGTCGAGTCCTCCGCGAGCCGCAGTGTCCCGGCGTTCGTGTACGCCATCGACAGGCCGCCGTGGTTGAGCAGCAGCTGCACCGCCGGGTTCTCTGCCAGCGTCTTCGAGAACGCGCCCTGACGCACGACCTCGCCGTACGGGCCCAGCCAGTCCCACATCTCGTACACCTGCTCGGTGACCGAGGCGTAGCCGGCCAGCGTGACCTGACCACCGGACTTCGCCCGCACCTCGAGCTGCACCGGGTAGGCGCGCCGCAGTGTCGTCGACTGCTCGGCGCGCTGGCTCTTCTCGGTCATCCCTGCCGCCCTTCGCTCGGCGGCGTCGAGCCGCTGTCCGACGCGCCCGGGTTGATCGGATCCGGCCCGGCCGCCGCCTTGATCGGGAACGGCTCTTGGCCCCACCCGACCGGAGTCATGTCCTCGTCCGCGCGGACCTCGTTGACGACCTTGAACCGGTTCTGCAGCGCGAGCGCGTGAGCCCGGTAACGGGTCAGGAGATCGGTGCGCAGCAGCGCGCCGCGGTTGAACCGCAGGTACATCGACCCCGGCGCGAGCGCGGTGAGCATCCGCTCCAGGCGCACCAGGTACGGGTCCACCGCGTAAGTCAGGAGGTCGATCGAGCGCTCCTGCACGTTCGCGTACGTCAGCGAGCCGCCCGTCTCGTAGCCGAAGAACTCCGCCAGGGCCGGACCGAAGATGCGGCAGCACTCCGCCGACGTGTACTGGTTCGTCTCCAGGAACTGAGACTCGCCCGGCGCGATCTGGATCGCCTGGTACTTCCAGCCCTGCCCCAGGACGATCGGCTCCCGGGTGCCGCGAAGCGCATCCATGAACCGCTGCTTCGCCGTCTTCGCCGCCGTCTGCCCCAGCGGGGACTGCGACACCAGCAGGCCCGACGGGTGCGCACCGTCCTCGAACCACTGCGCCCCGAACCGGGTCGCTGCGATCCCCAGCCCGATCGTCAGCGCCTCCATCGCCACCGGCGACATGCCCAGCGTCCGGCCCGGCACCGAGTTGATCCGGTGGTGCCAGATACGGGAGCGGTCGACGACCTTCCCGTCGATGCGCCACTCCACCGGCCGGCCCGGGAGCTCAGTCACCGCCACCGCGTCCGGGTGCTGCAGCACGACCTGCGTCGGCAACGCCGTCCGCTGGTCCCGCTCGACGACCACGCCGATCGCGTTGCCGCGCAACATCTCCGAGTACACGACCTGCGAGCACCAGTCCGGCAGCCCGCCGCCGTCGGCGTTCGGGCCCATGTCCCCGCCCAGGTTCAGCAGGTAGTCCGGGACGTCGACGGGCTTCGCCGTCGGGCCCTCACCCTCGAACGCGTCCAGCGGCAGCATCTCCGCGATCTGCCGGATCAGCGTCACGCACGCCCAGATCGCGACCTTCTGCAGCGACGCCTCAGCGGTGCCGAGGTCCACCCGCGCGAACGACCCGCCCGAGCCCTCCGAGTTCCGCGGGATCGGCGGCACCGACCCCCACGACCGGCGCTCCACCGGCGCCCCGAACAGCACACTCACGACGGCTCAACCCCCGCCCGAGACGGCCACCGCGACGCCACCCGATCCGCCAACAGCAGCACCCCGGCCACCATCGGCCCCGCCGGCTGCCACGCCATCCACGCACCCACCGACACCAGCACGAGGCCCAGCAGCCCCGGCAGCGCGACCAGCACACGCCGCAGCGCAGCACCAGCTGCGGCCGCGCGGTTCCCGGAAGCTGCCATCACCACGTCCTCACCAGATGTTGTCGAGCGGGTCGACGAGCTTCGCCGCGCCCAGGTCCGCGAGCGTCACGGCGACCAGCGGCGCGATGTTCGCCTCCGAGTTCTTCCGGCCCCACGCCCACGCGCCATCACCGATGTCGCGCTTCCGGCCGTCCGCGACCGCCTGCCCGAGGATCGGATCGCCGAGGTGCCACAGCTCCCCCGCCAGGACCGCCGCCACGAACGCGCCGCACGCGCCCGCGTAGTCCCGCCCGGTCACGAACGTCAGCGGGATACCGCGGGCCTCGAGGTCCGGCACCAGCGCGCCCGCCGGGCCGCCCGGATCGATCAGCCACTCCGCCGGCTCCTGCCGCTCGTTGAGCGCGACGACCTCGTCGACGACCCACGACGTCCCCGGCCGATGCACCGCGAGCTCGACGACCCGCTTGCCGTCCTCAGTGCGGCCGCCGACCGCGATCGCCGTGTGCGACAGCTCCGGCGTGCAGTCGATCCCGAACACCGGGGTCCCGGCGATCGCCAGGCCAGCGTCTTCCTGGCCGTCCCACGTTGCCTTGCCCAGCACCCGGCCCGCGGTGCCCGGGTCGTCGAACACGCCGAGCCGCTCACGGCACCACTCGTCCAGCGCCGCCGCGAACGCCTGCCGCTCACTCTCGATGTACTCCGCCGAGATCCGGATGTTGTACGACGGGTTCGACTGCGCCCGATGCTCTTCATCGTCGACGTCCAGCGGCACACCGGGCTCCGGCTCCGCCACCGACCACTCCATGTAGCAGAGCCCGCCCGCGCCGGCCATGCCGCGAGCCCGGATCGCCCGCAGCACCTCCGACTCCGCCAGGCCTGCTGACGACGTGTACCAGAGCTGCGGATTCGTCTTCGTCGACATCGTCGGGATCAGCGCGGCCATCGGAGCGGCCGTCAGGAACATCGCCTCGTCCAGCACGATGAGCTCGCCGTCCGAGAGGCCGCGACCACCCTTCGCCGACCGGGCCATGAACCGCAGGAACGCGCCGTTCGTCAGCTCGATCGAGTGCTCTTCGTTCGACGTGCGGATCTTCCGCACCCGGCGCCGCAGGAACGGCGCCTCCTGGATGAGCCGGTTCACCCGGTCGAAGTGGTTCCGCGAGGTCTGCATCAGCTGCGCCGTGTGGATGATCGGCGTGCCGTGCAGGAACAGGTTCGCCAGCTCCAGCGCCTCGAGGATCGAGCCCTTTCCGTTCTGGCGCGGGACCACGAGCCCGACCTCGAACGCCGACCACTTCCCGTCGGCCCGCTCCCCCAGCGCCTGGTCGAGCACCCACGCCTGCCAGGGATCCAGCCGCAGCCCCGCCCGCTCAGCGAGCTCGACGGCCTCCCCGCCCGCGCTGCTCACCCGCGGCGGGACGCTCGAGATCCTCGGACGCTGCGCTCCGACGCGCGGCGCGCTTCGCAGTGAGGTCGTCGACAACGTCGGCCTCCTCGACCTGCGGTTCATCGGGTGCGCCGGCGCGCGTCTTCGGGGGTTCAGCGAGCTTCCGCAGCTCCGCGAGCACCCTCGTGAGCCGCGGAGCCGACGCCATGTCGCCGGCGTCGATCTCCCGGGCGAGCGTCTGCGCGACCACGCTCAAGGCGCATTCGCGCAGGTCAGGGGGCAGTTTCGCGAGATCACGGTTGACCGCGGTCAGGACCCGACGACTACCCATCGTGACCACCGGTCCATGATCGCGGGTGAATCGGCGGGCGGCTGGGGAGAGAAAGAGCTTCAG